CAGACACAAAATAATACTTTTCCACAAATAATGCGGAAATTGTGGAAATGTGGAAAAAAACCTATTTGTGTGTTTTATCTCCCTCTAAATGTCTCCGTAAATTACACCCTTAGCACGTCTCCTAACAGTTGTCAACCCCTGTGAGAATACTCGGACACATGTACAGAGGGTCTTGACAGATATGCCCATTATGCCTTATAATAACACTGTAAGGGTTCAGAAACACTCTTAGTAACTATTGAGACTTATGCAGTACATCATCTACGACAATCAACATGAGTGCAGAGGTACTTTCAATTCCATATATGACATGGAAAGGTACATTGATGGGTTACGCAATGATCGCAATGAACAGTACCCCAATACTCCGAGAATGTCTTGCTTTGATTATATCAAGTCAATCGGATGGTGTTGGGATGTTGTTGACAATCATGCAGCGGTATAGTATAATGAAGCATGACAGTATTAGGGGATCTCCGATGTAACTAACGTGCCTGGTATTAAATGTTGTAAATGGCAGTGTTTTTATGCCCCCTAAATGTTAAAATCGGCCACTACCCTAACCTACAAAGGTTCCCAGACGCCTTAAATATTATTCGAGTAATACTTAACGGCGTATATAAAAAAATTTCTGAGACAAAAAATGGACCCCAAGACCCGCGTAGAAAGACAAGATGCTCGTGTATGGGCAATAGAGCAACTGATTAGGTATGAAGGTATGTTAGATCCCAGAATGTATGAATGTGCAGACTATGCTACATCTGCAGGTTCAGTACAGGATGTGAAAGATCTATATACACTATGGGTTGAGTGGAAAGAGAACAATCCTACTAATAACCCGCAGATAAACCGCCTATAGACTAAAGATTATGTCCCATAGATTCACAACAGCATTAGAGGAAGACGATTACGGAGATCTTATCCTCACTATTCCCTATGATATGTGTGAAGAGATGGGTTGGAACATCGGCACAGAACTTCAGTATGAACTGACCGATGACGGAGAAGGATTTATCTTAAAGAAAGTGAATGACTGAAAAAGATCAAGAAGAAGTATCAGTAGCACTGAATGCTATCAATGACTGTCTGAAAGCACTCCACGAGCGTCTAGAAGCGGTCGAAAAGTATGTTCAGGAGTTACCTACCCCAGACAAGACTTATTACAAACCTGAGGGGCAAGATGAGTATCTCAATATCAAAGGAAATTATGATCAAATCTATCAGCGTTTAAAGAAATTAGAAGATGGGATGTAAGGTAACTGCTAGAGGACAAAACCCAGTCTGTAATGGACTGACAGTTAACACTAACCACTGCACAAACTATGACCCTAATGGTCAAGGTGTAGGGTTAACTTTTAGTGAGTATCCTCAGGCAGTTGTAAGAACAGGATCATATTACATTCCTGCAAGAGATCACAACTTCGTGATGTACGATAATACCCAGCAATGTCTGAACCGTTGGGGAAGCAGTATTCCTGTGAGTGCAGCAACATGTGGGAAACTAACGAAGGTAAGTCCCTGTGATGCAGATTGCACAATGTTCTATGAGTATACCCCGTCAGAACTATCATTTGACTTCAATTACTCTGATACATGGTTCTCATACCTCTATGATGTATCTAATAAGGCAGGACATGTTGGCACTCCTGCATTTTATATTGAGGACGAGGACCGAAACTCCACAGGGGGAACAGATCCTGGCACAGGAGAGGCATTAGCAGATAGTGTTGATTCTTCATCTAGGTGTATTCCTTGCACTGGATTTACCTGTACCGCCGCGTCCACAAATCTAAGATATACCTGTGACACTGATTACACAGGAGATCCCGACTGTCCTCACCCAACACTATTCGGGTTTGGAACCACATCATATAAGGTAGCATTCAAATACGACGCACTTTCTACACAACTTCCTAATGGCGTCACTGATATTGAAGTCTCCTACGACGGATCCACATATACTGATGTATGGGATGAGAATGCATTACAAGGCACACCATACGTCACATCACAAAATACATGGGAATCTGGTGAAGAATCATTTGAAGATTTTGAAGTATATGACCTAAATGGTAGCGGGGCGACCTCAGGACTTAGAGTAAAGTTCAGAATCTACCCTCAACTAAGCAATACAAGCACCATCACAGGCACCGTATGGGAGATTACAGAGGTTTTAGCACCTGGTTCAGGGTATTCTGTAGGTGATGTCTTCTCTCTTACCTATACACATACACATCCAAGCACCACTTCAACTACTTTTACACTGAATCTTAGGGTCAAAGCAGTTGCATCGGTCAGTACCTTTGCTGGTAGTTCTGGTTTTGACGTGTTACGCAGCGGTGATACCATCAATGGACATACTATTCTCCGCGCTTTCCACACAGATGACCAAAATTTCCAGTTTCATGTGTTATATTTGGATGGAAGCGGCAATAATTTTGCTAAAGACACACAATATACGTCAAATAGGGCACACCAAATCACCACAATTGCAGGATATGGTATACCCGACCGCGCTATCCTCATCGGAAAGTATGAATTTGTCGAAAAATCGATGCAATTTCTCACTGCCGACATCGATCCTTCCGCTCCAGACATCTATAACACCATCAGACAACCCCAAATAACACTAGCAATCACAAATGGTCGCGTAACAGGCGCTACAATTACGGATGGAGGTGCTGGTTGGAACACTTTGAAGGAACCACCTGACCTTGTAGTCACTGCACCACTAGTTGCAAGCGGAAAAAATGCGGAATTGGAAGGTACATTTACCAATGGAGTGCTTACAGCAGTAGAAATTACTCAAAGTGGTAGCGGATATGACGAAAATAATCCGCCGCAAGCGTGGATTCGCAATATTTACAACGAAACATCGAGAACTGACCAGATTTATCCCGACGATACCTATAAACCTACCGATACTAACGATAGAATTGTTGAAATTGTCAATAATTTACCCAAACCAGAGGTTACATCCGTTGATGTGAGTTCTTATGCAACAGATTTTCCAGATGGATTCGATGCATTGATCAAATTTGGACTATCTCAGTCTCAAATTGAGTCAATTCTTAGTTCAAATGAGTCTCAAAGACAACAAATTGTCGAAGCTGCTGCTCCAGCAGTCACTCAACAGGAACTTGACGAGTTAAAACAGATTTTTGACGTTGATACAGAGATTACAACTACAACTGAAACCCAAACAGCGAATATTAAGTTAGATCCAGACCGTAGAAGAGTCCAACAAAAGGCACAAGAACTATATTCCGCTCCAGCACTCGAAAAACTCCGTGAAGTTGATCGAGTAGATCAGTATAATACTCAGTTTTTGGACGATTCTGGATTACCTGATAGTATGAAGCAGTTTACTAAGGATCATAAACAGTTTAGACTTGATACAAAAGAGTCTGTGATTAGTGAAATGACTCAAGAACAGATTCCTGAGTATACAAACTATAAGGAAACCTTCGTTGAGACCGTACAGGGTCCATTTATCAACCTCCCTGCCGCGTCTCCGAACACTAAATACATTATGACGCAATATCGCCCAGATCCTACGTCATCGACAACTATTAAAGTCACACTCTCTATGGATCCAGTGAATGTAGGCAAAACGCACTTCACTTGCAACGCGCCTGCAGGAACAACTGGTGGAACATCTACTGGAGATAATGGTGAAACTATTACTACAACATATACAATGTCTGCATTATTAGGACCTGGTTGTCAACCATGGTCAATTAAAGGTGATATGAAAATATGGCATGATCTTGGCAGAGCAGGTCAAGCAGCAAAAGACGCTGGCGAAGCATACGGAAACCCATTTGAGATAACTTGATATGCCACTACTAGGAGCCTCAGGAGCAGCACTATACGCAGGAACTTGCACGGGTCACGGAACGGGAACTGGATCGTCTCATCATCCTGGTCTTGGTGGCGGTGTTCTACCAGGTCCACCTTGTCCATTACCGTCAGGTTATGATCCACGAGTGGTTCCACAAAGCGTTGCTGCTATGAATGCAACAACATTGTGGCCACCAACACCTCAATTACCACTAACTCCCTTAGGAGCACTCCGAAATGTGGTAATTAATGGTATACTACCTATAGTTGATCTAGATCTTCTCACTCCACACCCAACACCAACCATTCATACTGTTACGGTTGTTATGCCAATCCCTAACAGTCCTCCTTGCACCGATACTAAACCTGTTGGAGCATATTGGTGTACACTTGGTCCTGTGGCAGGTAGAGAGGCACCAACGGGACATCCTCGGAAGGCACTCGCTACTAGTAAGTCGGTTTGGATCAATGGTCGTCGCGCTGCAAGGTTCGGTGACCCACTTGGTGATGGCACACCAGCATTCCCGTGTAACTCTTTTATCTCGGGATGCAGTCCTAATGTTTTTATCGGTAATTAATTATGGCAAAAATGAAAAAATCCCTTTCTGGGACTTCCTTCGTCGAAGCAACTCCTAAAAAGACTCGTCAAGGTGCAGGTCAGCATACAAAATATGCTGCAACGTCCAGAAATAATGCTAAAAAGCGTTATCGGGGTCAAGGTCGCTAAATAATACGGGAACTGCCCCGTAATCGATGGCTTTAAAAAAAGTAAGTGGTAAAAGTGTGTCGAGGTCTCGTAGTTTTACGGACCTCGCAATTGGTATGGCAAGAAATGCTAATACCAAAGATGTTGCTGTCGTCAAAAATGACAATGCAATCAAACAAGCGGTCAGGAATTTGATTTTGACCACACCAGGAGAGAAACCATTTCAACCTTTGGTTGGATCTAACATCTCACAGTTGTTATTTGAACCTCTGGATGATTTTACAGAGGACGCAATTAGACAAGAGATCATAAATACCATTAACCGTTTTGAACCGCGTGTACGTTTAGAAACCGTTGAGGTTATTGGTAATTTTTCCAGAAATACATTTGATGTAGCAGTTGAATATAGAATTGTCGGGATCCCAATCGTAGAAACCATCGAGTTCGTATTACAGAGACCTGAATAATGCAACCAAACAATTTAACAGCGTTAAATTTTGAGGATATTAAGTCTTCAATCAAATCCTACCTAAGAACTCGTAACGAATTCTCGGATTATGATTTTGAAGGGTCTTCATTATCATATCTTATCGATATATTAGCGTATAACACATATTATACATCATTCAATGCTAATATGGCGATGAATGAGGCGTTTTTGCCTTCTGCAACAGTTAGAGATAATGTTGTTAACGTTGCAAAACTCTTAAACTATGTCCCACGTTCAGTTGTAGCATCAAAAGGTTGTTTAAAACTGGATGTACAAACAAGTCAGACTGCAGGTGCATATCCTAGTAGTGTAACTTTAAAGAAAGGACCAGTATCATCTGGCGGAAACTATATTTTTAATATTTTAGAAGATATTACTACAACTGTTAATACAACAACAGGTCTTGCCACTTTTGACAATGTAATGGTGCAAGAAGGAAGTGTTGTTACTTTCCAATATGTTGTAAACACCTTCGCATCTCAGGTGTATAAAGTCCCTTCAGAGGATGCAGACATTTCTACTCTTAGTGTAAGAGTAAAACCCAACGAATCATCTACAACATCAGATTTGTACAGTTTGACTGATACAATTACTGATTTAACTGCAGTAACTCGTGCATACTTCCTTAGTGAGGGTGAAGATATGCGTTATGAGGTAAAATTTGGTGATGACACTGCAGGTAGAGCATTGAAAGATGGTGAGGTCGTTATTTTAGAATATTTGGTTTGTTCTGGAACAGAAGCAAATGAAATTTCCTCATTTTCTTTCATTGGAACCATTACAGACAATATTGGAAACAATTATGCTGGCGCGGATGTAACGCTGACTGTAAAAGAGAAGTCACAACTTGGTTCTGCTGCAGAAACTCTTGAATCCATCAAATATAATGCTCCAAGATATTATTCAGCACAATATAGAGCAGTAACAGCACAAGACTATGCTCTTATTACTAAAAAGGTATATTCCAACGCAGATTCTGTCGTTGCTTACGGTGGAGATTCTCTAACTCCTCCAATTTACGGAAAAGTATATATTGCAATCAAAACAAAGACTGGATCTTTGCTCAATGATGCAACAAAGAAAACAATCGCTGCAGATTTGAGAAAATATGCAATGGCATCGATTGATCCTGTTATTATTGATCCTGAAGAGATGTATTTGTATATAAAAGTGTTTGGACAATACGATCCTGGCACTGCATCAAATACCTCTGATATTAAAACTAATATTCAGAATGGAATTAATGATTGGGCGTCTCAATCTCAAATCAACAACTTCAATTCCACCTTTAGAGCACAAGCGTTTGAAAAAGCAGTTACTTTATCTGATAAGAGTATCAGTGATGTGTCTCTGCAACTTTCTGTATTGAAATATATCAATCCGAATACAAATCAGACCAATACTTATTGTATTGCTACTGGTGCGGATCTATATGATAGTGCTCCAAGTAATTCTGATGGAACTACTTGTAAGAAAGAACCTGTATTGCTCTCAGGACCGTTTAGAACGGCAGATAGACCAGGAATTGATCAACAGTTTGAAGATGATGGTTTCGGCAATCTGAGGACCTTCTACAACACAGGTAATAAGAAGGTTTATACTAATAATGCTGCAGGAACTGTAAATTACAGCACAGGTCAAATTTGTTTTGGTCCCATCAACATTATTGGTGCAGGAAACGACGTACCTCCTTCTGGTGCAATTAATATCACAGATTCGACCACTGGTTCAGGAAGTGTCACAAATCCAGATTTATTACCTAGTGGTCTTGCAATTCCTGTTCTGTTTATTCCAGCAAACGTCTCAACAATTCCTGCTGCAACACCAGGCACAATCATTAATGTGATTAACCCAGAGGTTACAGTTGTCCCAGTTGGAACAACTCCTCCTCCCACAATCCCTCTAAATAGTTTGACGCCACAAACATTTGTAACTGTCCCATCAACAATTACTGTTGCTGACATTTCAAACAATGGCGACTTAACAACCTCCTCTTGTTTCTAAGTTGTAGATGAATATCAATAAGGTCTCCCAGTCTATTGTCTCTCAGACACCAGATTTTATTGAGAACGATTATCCACTATTCAATAAATTTATTGAATATTACTATCGTTCTCAAGAAAAGACGGGTTTAGGTCAGAATATCCTCAATGAGTTTTTACAATATCTTGATATTGATAAACTTAATATTGATATTTTAGATGGTGCTACCAAGTTGGTAGAACCTATTTCTACGACTACTGATGAAATCGTAGTTGAAAGTGTTGATGCCTTCTTGAAAACAGATGGTTCGGTTTTAATTGGTAACGAGGTTGTATATTATGAGTCTACTACTGCTTCTCCTAACATTGCCCTGAGTCCTGGCATTTCTTATGAGCAAGTAAAATTAAAGTGGACAACCCTTGCAAATTTAATTGACAGTTTTGATGGCACTACAACCAGATTCAATCTGACCTCTCAAGACAGTCCTATTGCAGCACCTTCTGCACAGCATTTAATTGTCTCTAATTATGGAGATATTTTAACACCAGGTGTTGATTATACCGTCGATGGTACGCAGATTGTATATACTACTGCACCTAGACAAAGAATTCCTGCTGACGACAGCACCTCAACGTACGTTACATATTTGAGTGGATTTGTCGAAAACACTATTGTTGCTATTGATAATCTTTCTGGAGGATTTGGCGACGGAAAGAGACAATTTACTATGACGAGAAATGGTTCTCCTTACGAACCTACTGTAGATGAATATGTTCTTGCAGTTTATGACAAGCGTTTATTAGTTCCAAAAGTTGATTTTTTCATTGATGGTGATCAGTTTATCTTTTTAACTGCACCTCTTAATGGTCGTTTCTTATCATTATATTCTATCGAAGCACCTATTCCTTCCTTTGGTTCTGGTGCTCTAGGATATTCTCGTGTTGATAATAATGGAACTCTTACCAGTGTTTCTATCAATGCAACTGGTAGTAACTATCGTTTTGAATATCCCCCTAAAGTTTCTGTCAACTCTGAAAATGGCAGTGGCGCGTCTGTATCTACTCTTGTAAATGGTATTAAATCCGTAACACTGCTAGATGGTGGTAAAGGATATAGTGACACCAACCCTCCTGTTGTTCAGGTTCAATCTCCAACAAAACCTGGTTCTACAGCAGCAACTCTTAAAGCGACTGTAACCAACGGCAGTATTTCTAATCTAGAAGTTGTAGGATCTGGTAGTGGATATACATTCACTCCTAGAATCACATTCAAACAACCTGGTGGTGCTGTATTAGGAACACCCACGATTACCAATGGTCAAATTACTGGAACTATCCCTATTACCAATGGTGGTTTCGGATATACTACCGTTCCTACAATTTATATTGATGAACCTACAGGAACTAACCCAATCAAGGCAACTCTTATTCCTGTTTTAACTGATGGTGTTATTACATCAGTAACTATTGCCAATGCAGGTCAGGGTTATACCTCTGCTCCTAGAATTTCTGTAATTGATCCTGTTGGTGCTCAAGTATTATCAACCACTGTTGATACTAATGGTAGACTAATCGGTATTGAATTGTTAGATGGTGGTAGTGGATATGATGATGTACCTTCTGTGTATGTTGTAGATAATAGAACTGATAATCAGGGTAATTATGCTGGCGGCACAGGTGCAACAGCAACCGCTGCTATCTTCAACGGCAGAATTACTGATATCAACATCACGGCATTTGGTTCTGGATATAGTCAAACTAATCCACCTTCAATTGTCATTCAGAGTCCTCCTGAGGCAAAAGCATCTGCCGAAATTGGTTTGAATGAAGTTACTGGTTTCAAAGTAAATCAGGCAGGTGCAGGATACTTAAAAGCAAAACTAGTTGGTTGTTCTAGAGCAGCAAGTGGTATTACTGCTTATACAGAAGACGGTAACGCCGTATTTACTAATACTACTGTTGCGTCTGCATCTGATGCTAATACTCCTGTAAAATGTCTTGATGCACTGTTTGTCAAGAGATTACTCGACAAATATACAGAACAGTTCTTACCAGATGTTCCTGAACTCGATTATAAGAAAATCGATGTTAGAACTGCAATTAAAACAATTAAAGATTTTTATACTGCAAAGGGTACATCTTTCAGTATCAGTTACTTGTTCAAACTGCTTTATGGTGAACAAGTAAGTATTACATATCCAAAAGATCAGATTATTAAACCATCTGCAGCAACTTGGTCTATTGATACTATTTTGCGTGCAACTCTGGTAAGTGGTAATCCTATCGATATCAGAGATGGTCTTTTAACTCAAGACGCCGATATTGCTGACACTAACGTTCAAGCAGCAAGTGCTCTGATTGAAAACTATATTTCTATTAAAACTTCTGATGTAGAGATCTATGAATTAGTTCTTTCGGAAGAAACCATTAATGGAACGTTTACAGTTCCATATAAAACAAAACTTGCCGAACCTTTGGGAACAGAAGACAGCATCATCACTGTTGACTCTACTATTGGTTGGCCAGAAAGAAACGGTGAGTTTATTATTGGAAATGGTGAAGTTGTAAGATATAAAGAAAAATCTCTTAACCAGTTTATTGAGTGTACACGTTCTGTTAACGGTATTGTTGAAGATTGGGATTCTGCAACCGAAGTATCTTCAAATTTCCAAGTATCAGTTAACAAAGGCACTCCTCAGGAAGTTGTCATGAGAATTGTTGGTATCGTTGATGCACAACAAACTAATCTTACTGACACTGGTTCATACTACCTTCCTGGCGACAAATTAACAGTTTCTAAGTTAGGTGGAACAGGAACTAACGCTGAATTGACAACTTGGTTGTATAATGTTAAAAAATTAATCACTGTATCTGGTATTACGTTTGGTGGTGTTAACAATCAATCTGCAACTGTAACTTGTTCTAATAATCATGGTTTGTTAGTTGGTGATCAAGTTACAATTTATGGTGCCAATCCAATCATCTATAATGGAACTTTCTTAGTTACATCTAGAGACAGTAGCACTGTATTCCAATATCAACTACCACAACCTGCTACAGTTGTACCTCAAGGTAATATTCTTGTATCGGTTGACCTTAATAAAGGTAAGTCTGATGATGCACCAGTCTTAAATTCTATTGGTCCTTATACAACTAATATTCAAAACTCTTTCTTTAACGATAATTACGTTTATGTTGCCTCCACAGGTATTCCGAACTATAAGATCGGTCCTTTTCCTGGTTCGGCACTCTTACCTGGCAACCAACGTAAGTTAAATCGTTTCCCCTTAGCATCTACTACAATCTCTACAAAAAATGATATTGTATCTGGTCCTATTGGAACATGGGTAAACGGTGTCTCTGTATGGTCTTATAAGTCTACAATCAAGAAAACTTTTGGTGCTGTTACTGCCATCGATATTTCTAATGCTGGTTCTGGTTATGATGCCGCTTCTCCTCCAAATATTACTATTTCAGGTGGTGGTGGATCTGGTGCTACATCTACAGTAACCGTCAATGGTTCTGTTAGTGAAATCACAGTAAACAATGGTGGATCTGGATATACTTCATCTCCTCTTGTTTCTATTGCAGGTGGTGGTGGATCTGGTGCTGCAGCAACTGCTATTATCACAAAGGGTGTTGTATCTAGAGTTCTCATTAACGATGGTGGAACAGGATATACATCTCAACCTACAATTACTATTGTTGGTGGTGGAGGATCTGGTGCAACTGGTACAGCATCTGTTCGTGGTCCTATCAAAACTGTTAGTATCACCAACGGTGGTGCATCTTATACTTCTAATCCTACTGTTACACTAAGTTCTGGTAGCGGTGCAGTTGCTCAAGCAATTGTACAGAATGGTCGCATTATCTCTATTGCAATTATTTCTGCTGGTTCTGGATATACGACTGCTCCTGAAATTACTATTCAGGGTGATGGATTTGGTGCTGTTGCTCGTGCAACCATTGATGTTGATGGTGAAAATGCTGGTAGGGTTACTGGAATTGAAATTGTCAACAGAGGTATTGGATATATTCAGGGTACAACTGTTATCAATCTGAACTCTGTTGGTTCTGGTGCTACATTTACTCCCAATGTATTCCAATGGACATACAACTTACAAGAAACTTCTACACTTGATTCTGCTAAGGGTGGAGTATTTGAAGGATTCAATAATCAGTATGGTGGTGAATATGCACATATTTCCAACCCGCAAAGACTGAGATATATTCTTGGTGATAACCTGTTTGAAAATACTTCGGGTCAAATCAAAGAACAGGAAGATCAACTTGATCACTCTCCGATTATTGGTTGGGCATTTGATGGTAATCCGATTTATGGTCCTTATGGATATTCTGATCCTACTGATCAGAACTCATCTATTGCAAAGTTGAATACTTCTTATCGTCTCAAAACTAATCTTGTATTCGATGCCATTAATAATCCATATCCCGTAAGAACTGCTGGTCCTCTGCTTACTGATGAAGCAGCAGGTAGATTTGTTGAAGATTATGAGTATGTCTTTAACTTAGGTGATTTGGATCAATATAATGGTCGTTTCTGTAAAACTCCTGACTATCCTCAGGGCAGATATTGTTATTTTGTAACCATTGATTCTACTGAAGATGGTAATCCCCTCTTCCCGTATGTTCTTGGTCCTAGTTTCAACTCTGTTGTTGATAGTTGGAACTTAAATGCTGATGCAGTACAACAAAATATTCCTACTGGTGTTGTTAGATATCGTGATCCTTATGAAAATGTAGATATCGATGTTGAACGTGCTCCTAATGCATCTACGAATGCATTAACGCTAGAGAACGGCGATGTTCTTCTGTTTGAAGTAGAAGATGAAGATAGAAGTGGAATTATCGATCAATCGGAAATTGATGATCCTGATCAGGTCTTTGAAGAATCTCCTCTTCAACTCTTTGACTATTT